CCGCCAGGGTATGAAGGTCTACCCTCTACAGGTATTCTCCGGCATTGACACCCAGGAGCTCACCGGGAACGTCCTGAAGGCTGCCCGGGAGGTTCAGGCCAAACACATCAAGGTCGACGTTATCGGCGTGGGTGCTGGCGTGGTCGATCCGCTGAAGGCGGCCGGAGCTCCGGTAATACCGGTCAACGTGGGATCTGCCTCAGAAGTTCTGGACGACGACCAGAATAAAGTGTACGTCAACCTTCGAGCCGAGCTCTGGTGGGCCCTCCGGGATGCCCTGGACCCAAAAAATCCGGAACCTCTAGCGCTACCACCGGACGACGACCTTCTCGGAGACCTGGCCGCGCCGACATACAAGATCACTGGAAAAGGCCAGACCCAGATCGAAGACAAAGAAGAGACAAAGAAGCGACTCGGCCACAGCCCCGACCGGGCTGACGCCGTCATGCTAACATTTGCGCCCCTGAACATCCAGGAGCTGCCCCGGCTATCATTTGCAGGAGCCACGCGAACGGTGCCATGGAAGTGATTTCACTTTGCTCGAATTCAAGAAGAACCTGGTCATGGCACCCTCCGCCCTCGACAAGCTATCATTCCTGAACCTGCCTGGCGTCGAGAAGAAAGACACCTCTCGGGACTACAAGCGAGAGTACCGAGAGTACCAGGGCCGGCCGTCTCAGATCAAGCGGCGAGCTCAGCGGAACGCCGCCCGGGCAAAGCTGGGCCTGAAGGTCGGGGGCCCGAGGGAGGCCGACCACAAGAACCCGATAAACAATGGCGGATCCAACGATAAGCGAAACCTCCGGGCCGTGAGCCGCGAAACCAATCGCAGCAAAGGCAGCCGGCGAGAGTGAACGTTCGTGAACGTTCAGTGTACATATAACCGCAACAGATTATAAAAATAGTGCGCATAATTGTACTTAACCGTCTGATATCTATTTTAGGAAGTATTACATGCCGCCAAACACAAGTACACCACCACCTGTCTCGGCCAGGGCCGGAGGCATCTACCCGAAGTTCGACCAGTCACCAAAAGCGTTGGTCAGACAAAATTACGGGCGCAGTGGATTGCAGTACTGGATGCCGGGGTGGATCCGGCGAGACTTCCTCTCGGAGCTGCAGGGCCCAGCCCTCATGAAGGTCTATGAGGAGATGGGCTCAAACGATGCCTACTGCGGAGCAGCCCTCAATGCCTACTCGATGTTTCTCAGGCGCGCCAACTGGAAGGTGGATCCAGTCGTCGACGAGAACAAAGACAACGGCAGCATGGAGTTCCTGGACCAGAGCATGAACGACATGGCCCACTCCTGGCAGACTATCATTGCCACGGCCGGGAAGCCAACGCTCCAGTTTGGGTTTGCGCCGTTTGAGAAAATATTCAAGATCCGGCAGGGTGAGCAGGACGACGACCGGTTCTCCAGCAACTACGATGATGGAGCTGTCTCCTGGTCGAACCTGGCATTCAGGTCCCCGGACTCGATATTCCACTGGGACTACGATCCGCTAGACGTTACCAGGCTCCTGGGCTTCACCCAGCTCGCCGCCCCGGACTGGCACGTTCAGTTTATTCCGATTGAGAAGATCATCAACCTCCGGGCCGAACCCGGGAGGGATAACCCAGAAGGCCGGTCGATACTCCGCACGGCCTGGAGGAGCTGGCGGACGAAGACCGTCATGGAGGACCTGCGGAACATTGCTGCAGACCGTGGCGGTGCCGGCATCCCTTGGGCGGAAGTTCCTGCCAACATCTGCAACGCACCCCTGGTCTACGCAGCCAACCCAACGGATCCGGCCGCCATTGAGGCATTAAACTCGTACAATTCTCTCGTGGCCACGATGGAGAACATCACCCAGGACACGCAGAAATGGGTGATAACCCCACAGATCTGGGACGATAAGACCGGCAACCCACTTATCAAGATCGGATTCCTCCAGCCCTCTCAGGGAGCGGACATCATCGGCCACATCACCAGCTCGATTGATGCAGAGGCCAAAGCGATCCTGATCTCCACCATGACGGAGTTCCAGGCCCTGGGGATGGGTGGCACCGGATCCCTGGCCCTCTCGAGGGACAAGACGGACAACTTCACGCTGGCGGTCGACGCGACCCTCGCGGCCTTTATGGAAAGCATCAACCAGCAGGCCGTCCGGCAGCTCTTCCGGCTGAACCCTCAGTTCGAGTTTGAGAAGGGGCAGCCAAAGCCCCGCATAGTCTACGACCCGATCGTCCCAATCAGCACCCAGGACGTCGTGGCCATTCTATCATTATTTGAAAAAGCAGGATGGTCTCTGGAAAAGCAGGTCGGCATCCGGGACACAATCGTCAACAACCTGGGCCTGCCCAGCTACGTGGAGGAGCAGACACAAGAGCAGCTGAAAGAACACGGGGACTCGCCGATCCAGACCCTACTGGACGGCAAGAGCTCGTTAGATGTCCTAAGCGGTGGAAAGGAGACAGCATAGAGGTGATAATCATGGATGTAACTATTAAGTGCAAGAAGACGTCTGACGGAAAATCCAAAACTGTGGAAGGCTACCCGACCGGAGAGCTGAGGGTGGTCATCTGCGGTGTTACGGCAGCCGGAGTCGTCACGCCACTCAAGTGCAACGCAAGCGGCTACTTACTCACGGCCGCGGGCCCGTAGGGGGAAACGATGATCGATACAACACTCACAAGGCTCAAATCCATCTGCGACGAGAAGATCTGCCAACTAATATCGATCAAAAAGCAACGGAAGTGATGACCATTGATTTATGTTCTGATATATCCTGACCGTTGGATTGATTGGCTGCGGTATCAACTTTTTGGAACTTTGCCCACAGCATCAGGTGACGAAATCCGGTTCGGACCGGGCGGAGCCGAGGTAATAACCTGGGAAACCAATTCTTGCCGGATGATCCCGTCAGAACTCGTCATGCAGGTGGTCTTCGAGGGCGGCTATAAGGAAGCCCTGGCACATGTCCGGAAGGAAGCCAACGAGAACGCCGCAATGCAGCTCGGCTCTATCATGTCACAGGACCCAGACGGAGAAATGGGGCAAGATGTTCCTTATGACAAAGAGAAAGTGCCAAATATAGACGACAGTCGCGCTTATTTATGATCTCGGGCCGCTATGCAATCATCGTTGTGGAAGTTCGCCGGCTATTATGATGAAGATATACTGGTAGAACTCGCCATTTCAGAAGAGATTGTCTTCACGCACTGGATCGAGGAAGCGGCACTTAATGCGTGTATGCCCGACCCCCTGGCAGGAATTTAGAACCATGAATGACGAGCTCCTCGACCTGATCCGGCGCACTGGCTATCTTTCTGATGCGCCCCTCACAGATCAGGCTCGCTACGATCTTCTCACCAGCTCCTTCTGGCGCAGGGCCGCCTCCCTGGGCTATGACATCACCACATTGAAGACAAAGCTCTGGAGAGCTGCCGGCCGGCCGGAGAAGGCCCTCGTGGCCATCCTTCCCGAGGCCAGGATCCAGAAAGCCGTTAATGCCAGCTCCAAAGAGAAAGACCCCCGGAAGAGGATCAAGCAGGCTGCACTGGCCCTGGCGCTGCTCTACAAGAAAGGAGAGAAAGAGATCCGGCAGGCGATCGACGAGAACCTCGAAGACCCATACAGGATGCGGGCCGAGACTGACAGGATCCGGCGAGGGCTGCTCATGAATGCGGCGTCCTGGCTTGGCATCACCGTCCCCTCTCTCTACTTAGCAGGATCCCGGAAGAAGGTGCTCCTGGGACCACACGAGAAGGCCGCTCAGGCAATGGCTGTGCAGGAGTACAACCGATTCCAGGAAGCTGATGCTCAACTTTCCAGGCATATCGAGGAGATCATAGCAGAGGCCGAGAAGAGACGTATCCAGGCCGCTCTATCACAGTCTAAGGCAAAGGTGGATTATACTGGCCTGAAGGGCCGTGTAGTAGCCCACAAGACGATCGACGGCAAAGAGCTGGGGCTCGCAAATTACATCATGATGGTAGCCCTGACGGCCGCCAGGAACGTTTTCAACCAGGGTGTCGAGAACGAGATCCGGGAGAAAGGCAGTGACCTGGCCATGATTAGCCGAGAGGTCCGGGTCAATAGTTGCGATTCCTGCAGGAAATGGGCCGGAAAAATAATTTCGATTACAGGAGACACGACGGGGTATCCTTCATACGAGGACGCGAAAGCGGCACGCGTATTTCATATTCACTGCATTCATTACCTAATTTCGTTAGACGCCGAAGGTGCAAAAAATGGCATATAGCTACAAGCAACCAGACGGTTCCTGGTCGATGGACCTCCGGGGGCCACCGGTTGAGGTCGCTGGAGCCCTCCCGGATAACATCACGATCGAAAATTCAACTACCACAAAGGAAAAGCCCAAGCGCAAGGAACGCAAGGAACGCAAGAGGAAGGTCAAGCCGTGAATCCTGAAGAATACGATGCCTACATGGAGCATCTGGCCAGGGGCAAAGCCCTGGTCGACGACTGGGACGAGCTGAGGGAGCTCGGGGCGTCGGCAGAGAAATACTGCTGATCGAAAGCGGCGAGCGTTGTCTGCCTGCCGCCGTCATGCTTTCGGAATGCCCGAAACGACTCTCGCATAATAGTAAATTGATTTTATCTCGTGGGGTCAAGGGGTAGAGAAGACCGCATCCTTCAGGGTGCGGATGAATCGTGCCCCTTGTATAACCATCAAAAACTATAAATCTAATAAAGGTTCTTAGTATCTATTAACATGTACCGCACTATTAAGATAAAGCTAGATAAGTCTAACGAACTCATCCAGACGGCTCGGATTTGGAATGCCGCCTGTCAGGATGTCATAGACTACGGCTTTGCGGCACATGATTACAACAAAACCAGACTTAACAAGGCTACATACAAAGACCTCCGAGAGAAGTATTCTACCCTGCCTTCCGCCCTTCTACAAACCGCGAGGGATCAGGCCAGTGATATGCTCAAGAGGCTCAAATTTGAGAAGAAGCCTTTCAAGCATCCTTTCGGAGCGGTCAGATTCGACGTTAGAACCATGAAGGTATTCTTAGAATCGGGATACTGCAAGCTCACAACAGTTTTTGGAAGACTGCGATATGACTTTCAATTAGCAAAATACTATGAGAAGTATGCTACATGGAAAGTCATGAATGCTCAATTGAAGATAACCAAGAATGCGTGTTACCTCAATGTTCAAGTAGAGCAACCCGACCCCGAAATAATTGCAGGGGATAAGAGGATTGGCGTAGATCTTGGAATCAATAACATAGCTGTATGTAGCGATAATACGTTCTGGCAATCTGGCCCTGTCAAAGCAGTCAAAGGCAAATATCAATATTTGAGAGCTAAAATTCAGTCCATAGGCACTCGATCAGCTAAAAGAAAGCTTCAAACCCTTTCAGGTCGAGAGAGACGGTTTCAAAAGGACTTGAATCACCAAATCGCAAACTGGATAATATCTAAACCATATGACGTAATTGCTCTGGAAGATCTAACTCATATCAGGAACGGTAAGAAGAATAAGAAGCTTGGAAAATGGAGCTTTGCAGAACTTCGAAGCATCGTAGAATATAAAGCGATGGCTATCGGAAAGAACGTGGTTGCCATCGATCCAAGATATACTTCCCGGACCTGTTCCAAATGTGGGTTTCAGAAGAAGGAAAACCGTAATGGTAGGACCTTCAAATGTAAGAGTTGTGGCTTCCAGATCGATGCCGATTTGAATGCATCCAGGAACATCGCTACCTTCAGCAGGACTGATCGTAGCAGGTTGCCTGTCAACCAGCCAATCGTAGCGGACTAACTAACCACTAGCTACAAGCCCCGTCCTTCAGGGCGGGGTAGTTGACAGTATTAATAATTTAGTGATGGTGGTTTATTCATGATGAGTACTCCTCGCTGCATGCCTTCGTCTGCACTGGACCGGATCGCCCTCTTCAAGTCCGGCAGATGCAGATTCCGGAAGGATGCCAATTGGGAAGAGGATAAGCATCCACGGGCCGATAATGGCCAGTTCGGCTCCGGTAGTGGAAGCTCTCACCCATCCAGCTCCAAGAAGCCCAGCAAGACCAAGCGCAAGATGGAACGCCGGGCCGAAGCAGCGGGCCAAGGAAAGCTGGGCGGCGGGGCTATCCAGACGCTCCTGGGCGGGGGCGGTTCAGCGCTAGATAAGATTGGGTGGCTGAATACGAACAAGCCGAAAGAGCCTGAGCCTGATCAAGAGAAGAAGCCGGAGCCGGAGAAGAAACCGGTCGAAGCACCAGCGAAGGCACCAGAAAAGAAACCTGAACCCCAGCCAGAACCAACGCCTGTTAAAACACCAGATAAAAAGCCCGAGCCTAAACCAGCTCCTAAACCGAAGAAGTTCTCCGATGCCAAGAAGGATATAGAGATTGCACTGGTAGGAACGTCACATAACAACGCCATATCACAGTCCGTGTTTTCGATGAAGATAACACGGCCCGTGGTTGCTGACGCAAAGTTCCGGGCATCTGAAGTCCGAACGAAAGAGGGTATGGTAGGTGTCAACTTTTCGAGAGATAGCGATATTGGGAAAATTCTCGGAAAGGGGAAACAAGACGTTTTCTTGACATTGTCACCCGAAGCCGTCAATCATATCAAAGAAGAGAACGAGAAGAACCTCCAAGAACTCAAAGAAGCTGCTGCTAAGGTAGACGTGAAGACCTGGCGGTGGACTGACGACGGCATGCCAGTCTATTATCCCAAAGGAGTAGAAACCGAATTCCGGCCTGATCTGGCTGCCTTACAGGATAAGGTTAAGCGATATCATACTCAGATATGGCGTGCCATGCAGGATGCCAGCGAGAGAGATCCAGACGAGAATGGCTACAGATGGTATGAAATACCACACGACAAGCTCTTAGAAATTGTTGCTTCTGCGGAGAAGAAACAGAACGACCGTGACAAGGCGCACGACGATAAGAAGCATGCACAAGAAGCAGCGGCATTTGACAGGGCACGTGAAACAGGTAAAAAAGAAGAGATTCGGCGATGGACGAGTCCGTGTGAAGACGACGATGAAGAATGCAGCACTAAGCGATCACATACATATTAGCGTCCATCCAGAGCATCAAAAAGCTTGTCAAGCCACTTTTGGACCTGACCGGAGAGATTGATCTCCGGATACTCCTTGAGCCGAGCTTCCTGATCGGCCCGGATGGTGATGGTTTTCTTCGTGAACGTCATCTCACATCCCCTGGGTGTAGATCCGGGCCACCGTCTCACCGTCTACTGTGGCCATCATCACGTACTCGTTCTCGACCGCTTCCGGTTCTTCACAGGGCTCGAAGTCGTCGAACTCGACGCCAGGGAACTTCTGCCGGAGGCCGAACTTTGCACCGTCGAGACTGGTCTCGATGTTCCATTTGGGCGGCTCGCTGTTCTCGATGGTGATCAGGAAGACATCGAGTGGCGCATCGAACAGGGCTTGGAGCCCCTCTTCGCAGATCCACTCCTCGGGGGCTTCGTTCACGGCCATGAAGCGGTGCCAGAGGTCTATGAGGGTTGTCTCCTCATATTCCTGCTCATCGAAGTTCTGGCGGCATTCTTCACATATTTCATAGTGTGCGGCTATGACTTCCAGGAGTCTCTCCCCACCAGCAGATATGTCGCTGTTCTGCCATTGTTCGCCCCTGCATTCACGGACTAGCTGAATAAGTTCTTTTGCATTCATCACATTTCACCAGTACATACTGGCACGTATTAGTATATATAATCATCGGTGTTCCAATGACAAAGAAAGATGCCCGTGACTACAAGCAGGAGTACCGTGACTACCACGGCAAACCGAAGCAGCGCAAGGAGCGGGCGATGCGAAACGCTGCCCGCACTAAGCTCGGTCTGAAGACAGGCGACCCGCGAGAGGTCGACCACAAGCACGCGCTCTCGGAAGGCGGCACCAACAGCAAACGCAATCTGCGAGCCGTGAGCCAGGGCACGAACCGGCACAAGGCCGCAAAGAAGTCTCTCGATTATTCTCAAATCCATACTCCCAGAATAGGAGGTTCCAAAGTGAAAGATGATGAATTAGATAGAACGGACGAAGACGAGGAAGGGCTCGAAAAAGGGGGCTCTGACGCCGACAAAGTCCAGGAAATGCTGAACGACGAATCTGGGGGCGTGGAGGCATACAGCCAGGCCCTCGAGTCCGTACAGGATCCCAAGCTCAAGGAGATCCTGCAGGCCATCCATGAGGATGAGACCAAACACCAGGCCGCCCTCGAACAGTGGATGCAGGAGAACGACCCAGCCGCCCTGGAAGAACATGAAAACGAGGAAACTCCGGGTGAAGAGTCCGCAGAAGATGACGAATCAACCGAGGCCGGAGCTGAACAGGATGACGGAATGTCCGACGAGGCCAATGAGGGCGATGACGACAAGCCCGATGACCTCGACAAAGACGAGGCTGGTGATGAGGGCGACAAGAGAGACCTCATCGACGCCATCCGGGCCGTCCTGGCAGAGCACGACAAAGAGCTCGACAAGGCAGATGAGGCCAAACCCGACGAGGGAGACGGCGATTCTGACGAGGACGGCGAGGATGACAAAGAGGAAGACGGGACAGTCGCCAAGTCCTACCAGGTGCCTATCATAAAAGGGGACCAGCAGGTCGTTTACGGTGTGGTCAGCGAACCCGACACCATAGATCTCCAGGGAGACCGTCTCAGCAAAGCCGAGATTCGCAAGGCATGTCATAAGTTCATGATGGAGAGCCGGAAGATCGGCAAAGAGCACCAGGGGCCAGCTAAAGCGGATATCATCGAGAGCTACATCGCTCCTGCAGACTTCCGGTGCCATGGCCAGGTCGTGAAGGCCGGGTCCTGGGTGATGGCGGTCAAGATCCATGATAAAGATCTGTGGTCAGCCGTCAAGAAGGGCGATATTACAGGCTTCTCGATAGCCGGCCAGGGCGAACGGGTCCCTTTCGAGGCCTGAGTTGAGTCATTTCTAAAAAGTCTATAAAGAGGTGTTTCATGCCAACCGATCTGTCCAATCTCGAATTAGACGAAGTCTCGTTAGTCGGTAAAGCGGCTAACGGAAAGAAATTCCTGATTTTCAAATCCGTACAAACTACTAAAGGAAGTATGATGATGAGAGACCAACTGCCCGCTGGGGCAAAGACCAGGGCCCGCGCGGCTCCGGTCATGGTGAGCAAGGCCGACATCGAGAGCATTGTCATGAAGGCCGTGGCTCCAATTGCTGCAGAGAACAAGAGACTCAGTGGCATCGTCGAAAAGCAGGCCGACCAGTTGAGGGAGAAGGAGTACGTGGCTATCGCTAAAAGCGAATTCTCCCAGCTCGGCACTCCTGAAGAGGGCGCGACCTTACTGAAGTCGCTGGAGCCGCTGCCAAGCGAGTCCCGCAAAACTATCATCCTGGCTCTGAAGAAGGCCAACGTCGCAAAGACGGAAGGACTCCGGGCCCTGGGGACCACACTCGGATCGAGCTTGGTCGCTGCACCTGGCAGCGCTATCGCCGAATTCAACACCCTGGTCGATGCCCGCATGGGTGAGATCCGGAAGTCTGCCGGAGCTGGTACCCCGAAGGATCCGAGGGTCCTGAAGGCCAAAGCACAGGACGAGATCTCCAAGGAGCATCACGAGCTGGCTGCAGCCGTCCTGAGGGAACAGCGTGAAACAGCCCAGAGAATCCAGATGGGGGCGATCTAAATGGCTGACATGACCAACTACTTCACAGAGGCCCTGCCAGGGGACATAAGCGAATATGATGTCGATGGGGACATGCACACCCTGGAAAACACCTTTGTTCAGCTCGACACCTCCCGGGCCCGCACCGTGCAGGCCTGGACGTCCGGCTTCCCGGTCGGAGTGCTCCGCAACCGGCCCGTAGAGACCGCCACAGCCACACAGTTCTCTCTGGTGGCACAGGTCCAATTGAGGGGCAAAGCCCCGGTAAAGACTGGCACAGGCGGTCTGGCAGTCGGAGATTTGGTGAAAGTCACCACTGGTGGGGTAGGCATCAAAGCCACGCCGGCCGATAAGGACCTCATAGTGGGACAGTGCGAGGTAGCCGGATCTGAAGGCTACTTAGCGACCGTGAGGCTGGAGAAATTCTACGTGAGCATGACTTAGACGAGGTGAAAAGATGGATAATGTTTACAAAGCTACAATCGCCGCCCTGCAGGGACAGGTAGTCTCCAAAGGCGTCGATTATTCCCAGCTCATGGTGGCCGAACTCCAGTCTGGCTGGGGATTGAACTATCGCCAGGAGCAGACCAACTTCATCGCTGACCAGTGGTTCCCCATGATCGGCGTCGACAAGATCGCCGGTCTATTCCCGAAGTGGGGTAAGGCTAACGCCTTTACTCCCAGAGCCGGCACCTGGAGACCGGGCACAACTCCTGCCCAGGGCGAGCTCAAGGTCGACGATCCCGGCGTATATGCCTGCCAGAGGTACGCATTCGAGATGCCTCTCGATCAGGATATCCCCTACGTGGCGGATCCTGCATACAGCATCGAGCGCATGACCACCCAGATGGTCTCCGATGTGATGCAGCTGAACAAGGAGCTCATCATCGCCAACTCGTTCTTCAAGAGCAGTGTCTGGTCGGTCGACATCACCGGAGCCAGCAGTGGCGAGACATGGGAGCCCGGAGAGGTAACAACCGGCGAGACGTTCCGGCAGTTCAACGACTCGGACAGCGATCCCCTGGGCCTCTTCAAGGACTGCAAACTCGCTATCAAGAAGGCGTGCGGCGTCAAGCCCAACACCCTCATCATGGGTGAGCAGGTGTACGAGGAGCTCCGCATCAACTCACAGCTCATGAGCCTGTTCAGGAATCCCCAGGCCTCTGAGAAGGTGCCCGAGAAGCTCAATGAGCAGATGCTCGCCAGGGCCCTGGACGTCGAGAAGATCATCGTGGCCGGTGCCATGTACAACACAGCCGCCCCGGACAAGACTGTCGAGCTCGACTGGATTTTTGGGAAGCACATGTGGCTAGGATATGTGGACACACCCGGCCCCATGAAGCTCATATCCGGCCTGAACCTGGCGTTTAACGAACCCCTGGGCGGATTCGATACCGCTATGGTCGAGGTCCAGGACCAGCACGTACACACAACCTGGTACCAGGGCTTCCAGTGCTGGACACCGAAGATCGTCGCCAACGACGCCGGCATGATGCTGCTGAGTGCCGTAGCCTGAGGCGATCATGGTGAAACACGAACGCCCGTACAAGGTGGCGCGAGCATTCGAGCGGCATGATGGAAAAGCCCTGCGGAAGTACGCGCGGGGCTCTATCATTTCCGCCAAGGATGCCGCCAAGATGGATATCAACAACCCGAAGAAGTACCCCCGGGGCAACCCACTCCAGGTGCTCATCGCATCCGGAACGATCTACGAGATGCCGGCCGGGACACCGGATCCGACACCCGCCCCAGAGAAGACCGCACCCCAGGAGGTGAGCATCGATGCAAAACCACAGAGCGTTTGAGTATCCCCGAGGCACCGTCAAGATGGACAAAGCCAGGATCGGCAAACTCCTGGCCAACCAGGCCAGGCTGGACTTCGATAAGACCTCACAGACCTGGACGATCGTCAAACTGCCGGCGAACATAATCCTGGACATGGTTGTGGTGAAGAACGTCACAGCATTTGACAGCGTGGTCAAGCTAGGAAACGCGGCCGACGACGACCTCTACATCACGAGCGACGACTTCCCTGTTGGGGCCGGCATACATGATCCGATGGTCTTGGGCATTGCACTGGCCACGGAGACCACGATCAAGCTCGTGACGAGCGGCAACACCACAGGATCCGGAACGATATGGATCACATGGAGGCCACTATTATGAAGCTAAATCTCAAGATCGTACTGGTCGTTTTGTCTCTGCTTATCCTGGCAGGGATTGGAAGCGCCGGATATGTCCCGAACCCGGTATCGTCTGATGTTACCGGGGTTCTAAATAAGGGGGCCACCGGGGCCATCATCACCATTCCAGCCGCCGAGACCAGCGACGACGACCAGATAACCACGGCAACACCTGCTAACAACACGACACATATATTAATTCGGTCGTCTGGTGTTGGCAGTACCACATTTCTCGCTCAGCCTGATGTTCCCCGGAACATCATCGTGACCCCATCCGGATCGGCAACTGGATCACTGAAGATCACCGGGACTGACATCGCTGGGACCGCTATCACCTCGAACCTGACCTTTTCAGGTGCTAGCGTCGTGGCGGGCCTGGCGGCATTCAAGACGATAACCCGGATTGATGGGACCTTTACGCAGACCACGCCAAGAACCCTCAAGATCGGAACGGGCGACGTTCTGGGCCTCAACAAGAAGTTCATCACCAACCCTGTGGTCTACTGTGCTCTGAACAACACCCGGGAGGGCACAGCTCCGACTGTCACAGTTTCGGCCACCTATCTATCATTAAACACAATCGACACATCCTCGGCGCCGGGTGGATCTGTAACGAAGATCTGGGTACTCTACTAAACCAGGCCCAGAAAACCGTCTTTTTTTGATAATGACGAACACATCTCTGGGGCAAATCTCCTCAAGTTCTACTGGCAAAGTCGATGTAAAAGGCGCTGTATCGGCTCAACTACGAGCAGCCACGCTGTATGCCACGACAGGAACGATCCCCCTACACGGGTCGCTAGATGTCGCACTAAGCGGCATCACATCACAATCGGCCGGAAAGGTAGCTGTAGCAGGCCAACTAGCGAAGGCACTGGGCAATCTCTCCCCGTTCGTTTCGGGAAAAGTTGATGTCAAAGGCCAGACGACACGACAATTAACCGCCCTGGCGCTATCATCATCTGGAAAAGTTGCCATAACGGGCAGAGCGATCGTCTCCACTGAGGATTTATCTGCCAGTGCATCTGGCAAATTAGCCATAAAGGGTGCCGGATCTGAACAGCTAGATCCTGTGACTATTACCGCCACAGGAAGAGTGCGGAACGCGCCAAGAATCCAGCGCGGTCGAATAATCGGCATGGTGGCAGGAATACCCAAAGGAAGAGTCATCGGAGGAGCATGAGAGACAGGAAACGATCGAGCACAAATTATCCAGTCGTCTTCTTCATGGCAGACGAAACCGATCACATGACGGGATTAGTAGGTCTGGAGCCGGTGGTTTCGCTGTCCAAGAACGGTGCCGCCTTCGAAGTAGCGTCCGGAGGGGTCTCGGAAATAGGGTATGGATGGTACGCTCTGGCGGGAAACGCAGACGACCGCGACACACTCGGCCCTCTCATCGTGCATGCCGAGGCACCCGGTGCAGATCCCTTCGACACGGAGTATTCCATCCTGGCGTCAATAGACGACATACCCGGGGACGTAGACCTGGTTCTATCAAATCAACATGGGATCGGCTGGTGGGGCCCGGATCCTGCAGGGCTGACAGAGAAGATCTATACCGTTGTGGATGAGGCAGGGAACCCGGTTCCAGGAATAGAATGCTGGGCCACGACCGACGCAGCCGGGGCAAACCGGGTCGACAGGCTCCGGACAACAAACGATCTGGGACAGGTGACCTTCAGGTTCGATCTACCGGCCGGCACGCCTGTATGGATCTGGCACAGAGAGATGACGGAAGGCGACGAAGAGGTGATCTAATGAGCGACTGGCAAGGAACATACACCCCCCCAACCGGCACCATAACAATCACAAGCATCCGGGCGTCCATAAATATCCCGGAAGCAAGCGAGCTGTCAGATGTCGCTATTACCAGCGCCATCACCCGAGCCGCGGATTATCTGACCGTCCTGGAGGCTCAGTACAGTGCTCCGGCCGAATACTTCCCGGCCTGCAGGATGGCTTATACAGCGTATCTGGCCTACCAGACTTATGCCGACCGCGTGCTAAACGCACCGCCAGGAGCCTACCAGGAGGGCCAGTTTCAGCCCATCGCCGAAGAGATCGTCCGGGAGACCCAGTCGAAGCTCCAGGGGCTGCGGACTAACTACGAAGACTATGAAAAAATCATAAAGTCCTTCCCAGTCAAGCGCCTCGGCCTGATGCTGGCGACATCGTCCCGGCCCAGAAAGCCCAAGTTCTGGATCGACCAGCACCACAATTGGTAACTGGTCAGCAACCAGTGACGTACTTGAACTATCCGAACCGATTAAATAGTTCAAAGCACTATTACTTTTTATGAGGGAAAAGTGCAAGACGTGCGGATCGAAATTGATTATAGGTGAAAATTATACGATTGCAGATGCTAAGTATCGTAAGGCAAATTGTCAATCGTGTAAAAACATTTATACCAAAAACTTAGTAAAAACGTTCGGTTATAAACAACGCATCAGACATAAAATCGCAGTTTCTCTATCAGAACATAAGATGCGTGGCTATCTGGTACTAGGCACATTAGACGAATTCGAAAGTACATTTACAGGCGAATGTGCTTTTTGTGGGATAAAATTTGATATTTTTTGTAAAGACAGACACAAGCGCGGGAGCATGGATAGAAAATCAAATGGTAAAACGGTGTCGTGCGATGATATCCAATGGTTGTGTCATAAGTGCAATTTAATAAAACAAGACATGTCAAACGAGGCGTTTTTGGACTATATAAATAAAATCCGTCCAAATCTGGAAAAATTGGCCAAAAAAGCCGAATAGTTCAACTTTTTCATGAGGTTCTATGATCGATCTGGCCTTTCATGAAGTCGACTGGGATGAGATCCTGGCAAAGGGAAGCTGGGACGACTTGGCCTGGCTGAAAATCAAGGTTGAACGCAGAATGAAGTCGATGAAGCCTGAAATTGTGGCCCGAAAGAAGATCATAAAAAAAGAATTGATATAATATTATAGGTGGTAAATATATGGACATACAAATACTCGCACCATGTTGTGACAACGACGTAACCATCACAAACAGAGACATCCTCCGAGGGATCCTGCACCAGAAGGAGACATTGGGTAAGGTCATGGTGGGCTGCACGCACTGTCATACAGTCCTCGTCATGGATCCGGCCATGCCGACCGACACGCCCCTCTTCGAGAAGTGGGTTGTGCAGAACAAGGAAAGAGCCGACTGGAATCCATGCGTACCGTTCCTGGACGAGAGGATTGAGGCGGAGCCGGCCGGATCGGTCGAGATCGCCCACAAGACCATGTACAGGGCAGGATCTGGTGACAAGCTGCTGACCCGCTATGAGTATATGGTTCTATACGGCCAGGACCCGGAGAGAGCTATCAAGGACAACACCAGCCTGGGCGCAAAGCCCTTCGTGGTTGGCGCAGCCGGTGAAAATAGATGAAGTTCCCGACTGGCCTGGTAGTTTCGGAGGAGCTCAAGCGCACCCCCGAGGAAGACGCAGGAGACAAAGCCCTCCTGCATCACCGCTTTAGCCTAACACCGGCCGCCTGGGACATGAGGAACGTGGCTGGCAAGAACTACACCACATCCGTGAAGGACCAGGGGAGCTGCGGATCCTGCGTAAGCTTCGACACATGCGCCGCCCTGGAGGCCACCCTCAAATGGATCCAGCAGAATCCCAGCCTGGCCATTGATCTATCAGAGGCCGATCTATTCTTCAGAGGAGGCGCCAGCTGCGAAGAGGGCTGGACTCTTGAGGAAGCCAATACTCGCCTGCAGAATCATGGAGTGGGCCCGGAATCCTGTTATCCCTATCCGAACGGCCCCATTAAGTCCTGCATCGACAGCAATCCCGTAAAGATTCTATCATCAACCAGGATCACATCAGACGCCCAGGCGAAGGACTGGCTCGCCACGAGAGGAGCCATACAGGCCGCCATGGATGTCCCAGAGGGCCTGTTCAACTACACGGGCGGCGTCTTCAAGGACGACGGAAGCCCCGTCGCCGGCCAGCATGCCGTCTGTATCGTGGGATTCGATGACACAAAAGGCTGCTGGATCGTTAAGAATAGCTGGGGACTCGGATGGGGCGAACAGGGCTGGTTTAGGATCGCTTATGGCCAATGCGGCATCTTCAGAAAATATGCTGCATACGGCTACACCGTGAGCTCGGCACCAGCACCTGGGCCACAGCCAACACCGACACCCACCCCGGAGACTGGAGACATTGTCCTGCCTGTGGCTGGCGTAGTCTCGATCATGCCCGGGATCCGAGGCATCACGGGGCTTGGCTGGTCGCTCAATGGCACGACCAGGGGCCTGATAAAGAGTCTGGCTTCTGGATTCTCAAGCCTGGGAAGCTTCGCCGCGGGCAAAGGCCTGACCTTCGGCCTGGTCTACGCAGGAAAGAAGTACCACTTTGTCAGCGTCCTGCCGATTGGGGCAACTGGACATATCTGGATGGTGCTCCTGGGCCAGACAAGCAACTACACCGTAAGCTTCCTGGTGAAGCTGGATGTGGCAGGCGAGAACCTGGACACGTCGAATGAAGAAGCGGTATTTGCCGCTATGCAATTAGGAGATGATTCTGTGGTAGATCCGATACCAGAACCAACGCCTACGAGGCTGCAAGATCTGGCGACCTTCGTAGATTCTGTTAAGAACGTGTTCTTTGCGACCATGTTTGTGCTAGCCGGATTCTATGTGACCACGCACCCGGAGATAGCGATAGAACTTACGAATCGCTGGATGGACATTGTTGGAATCGTGGCGGGCGTCTACATAGGCACCCGGGCCGTGAATAAAGGCAAACAAGAAGCACAATGAGGTTCCATGGAGGAATCTCAATTCCTTTTTGAGGCCCGGCCTGGTTCTCTGGTTGGGCCCATAGACCTGACGAAAATCAATCCTGAAACTCTTCCCACGATCTTGCAGAGAATTTGTGATGAGATTCAGCAATTGAAAACCGCGTTCACGGCGGCTGAGAAACAGCGAAAAGAGGATTACGACAAGATCCTCGCTGCTATCAAGGATGCTAAGGCCTGCAACGACAAATCGATATCAGAGTACAGCACAGACGCGGAGAACCTAAAAACTTTTATGAAAGTTTGCAAATTCCTGATCGCCCACCCTTGGCTCTCAATCACCGCATTCATCGTGGGATTCGCTGCAATCGATTATCTCATGAGATACTCCTACTGGGGCATCTGGCCTAAGTGATGGCGACCATGAGCACCGATCATTTTCTGGCAAGAATGGCAGGACCAAAGGCCAAGGACGCCTTTGATCTGGCATTCAAATATCGACCAAAAAAGAAAGATGAAGAAGAGGAGTCACAATGTCTGACAGAATAACAAGGAGCTGTACAGCCACAACCCCAGACGGGCTGGTAATAACAGTCGACGATTACGTCGATGTGGATGCAACCGATAAAATTGAGCAGACAATCCCCAAGAGCTCAGTCCCTAAGGAGATAAGTCTGCACCCAGAAGGGGCAACGGTGGAGTTCATCGCTATCACAGCCACAAGGTACTCAGACCTGTCCGTCCAGGTGGGCGCAGGATCCCCCGTGCTGCTAACCAAGGCCCTGGTCCTGATGGGGAATGCGCTTGTGGGTCTGCTGGGAGCCGAGACGGCCGTGATGACGTTCTTAAATACCAACACCTTAACCGACAATGCCGTTACCATCCTAGTCGGCCGGAGTGCCCTGGTAGAAGAGGGATCCTGAGCACAAACTGTCAGCACCTCAAGACATATCCGGCACTACACCGGATATGGTATCCTCCTTTTAGCAATAATAAACTTTTATATATCCCCAGGTGATTTAATTATGGTTCTTACAACACGCCTCTCTCTCCATAAGCCGGCATCAGGTTCTGAAAATTTCGGTGATTATTTTCCGACGCAATACGCCGCCGACCTGCAGAAGATCGACGACATGATGCAGATTAAGCTCATAGCTGCAGCCGGAAAGATTCCCGTCTACGACCACGACGGCTTCCTGGTGAGCTCTGGCATTGTACCCGAAGACCTGCAAGTGGGACTGTTGAACTCCATCCTCACCACTCAGGGAATGTTGCTATACAGGAACGCCACGCAGCTGGCAGCTCTATCACCGGACACGGCCGGAAAATCACTGCTGACCCAGGGGGCCGGGGCTAATCCCTTGTTTGGATTCCCGAACCACAACACCCTGGTGAATCTGGGCGTGGGCGATTATCACCCACAGTACGTCTTAAGGTCGCTACTCTCCTCCAGGGGGGCAATCCCCTACATGGGCGCCACGGACTGGGTCGCATTAAGCAAAGGTGCACAGGGCCAGGTAATAGTCCAGGGCGCGGACGACCCCGCGTGGGCGACCCGAAATTATCACCTGGACCATTGTTCAAGCGAGATGTCTGTCAGGAGATAATACCACAGGATCTATACAGTTCGGTGTCTGGAAAAAGGCTTATGCGAGTGGCATCCCACAAGTCGGGGATTCGGTGGCCACTTACTCGATCACATCAGATGTCAAGAGTGAATATACCAGTCTTAATGTTGCGGTTACACAAGGCGACCTGATTGTGGTCAACATCAACAACGTCACAGGCCTGAAGACTGCCACACTTTCACTCAGGATCCAAATATCATGAGCACCACATGGCCTGGAGGGGTATAAATGGTTGAGATTATACTTCGACCAAATGCACAGGGTGCCGTAAATGTAGATCCTGGGGGGTTGTATGATGATAACTGGGTAGCCACTAATTACAACGATGTAAACGAGGCGTCTTACAACGATTCTACATTCTTCGGGGTGCGTGGATACAATGGTGTCACGGCAACCGGGAGAAAATCGTTCCGTTTTCCATCATTTTCTATAATCGGAACAATCCAAAATTTAATAATCACATTTCGCACAAATGCACCTGCATCACACGGGTGG